CAAGCTCCATGTCTGGTGGAAGCTGACCGAGCCCGCCGAAGGCGCCGATCTCGCGCGGCTTTGCCGGTTGCGGGGCGATATCGCGCTCAAGGTCGGCGGCGACATGCATTTCCGCTCGGCGCACCAGCCCATCCGCGTGCCCGGCACGGTGTATCACAAGGGTGGACAGGAACGGCTCGTCCTGATCCGTGAAGGCAGCGATCTCGAGTTCGATCTGGCCGACATGCTCGAGCGCGCGGGCGAGATGCCGCCCATGCCCGGCGTCGGCATGGCGACCGCCGAGCCGCGCGAGAAACCCTGCGTGGACGCAGCCCTTACCACACCGGTCCGAGAGGGCGGCCAGGACGCCTGGACGCGGTTCGAAGGCGTCAGCATGGCCATCGGACACTATGTCCGCATGGCGCATGAGGGGCGGATGAGCCGGGAGGAAGCCTGGCGCGCGATCGGCGAATACAACGCGGCGATGATCCGGCCGAACTGGTCGGAAGACCGTCTCTGGGTCGAATACGAGCGGCTCTGGTCGCTGCACATCGCGAGGAACGGCCCGCCGCTCATTCGGAACGACGGCGCTACTGCGGCAAGGGAGATCGCCACCTTCAGCCTCGGGGCGCTGCTGGACGACGGCACGCCGATGCCCGACGACATCGTCGGCCCGCGCGTCCTGACCCCGGGCGGCATGCTGGTGCTCGGCGGCGCGCCCAAGGTTGGCAAGAGCGATCTCGTCATCAGCTGGCTGGTGCACATGGCTGCCGGTGTGCCGTTCCTTGGCTTCACGCCGCCACGGCCGCTGCGCGTGTTCTATCTGCAGGCCGAGATCCAGTACCATTATCTGCGCGAGCGCATGCAGCAGATTGGCCTGCCACCCGAAGTGATGGCCGCCGCCCGCGAAAATCTTGTCGTCACGCCGAAGCTGAAACTGCTGCTCGATGAGGGTGGCAGCGCGCTGGTCGCGCAGGCGATCCAGCAGGCGTTCCCGGCCGAGCCTGTCGACATCCTGTGCATCGACCCGATCCGCAACCTGTTCGACGGCGGACCTGACGGCGGTGGCGAGAACGACAACGCCGCGATGATGTTCTTTCTCAAGGACCGGGTCGAGGTGCTTCGCGACCACGTGAACCCCGACTGCGGGATCATCCTGATCCACCACACCAAGAAGCTGAGCAAGCATCAGGTGAAGGAGGATCCGTTCCTCGCGCTTTCGGGCGCCAGCGCGCTGCGGGGCTTCTACACGTCCGGCCTCATCCTGCACCGCCCCGCCGAGGACGCGTCAGAGCGCAAGCTGGAGATCGAACTGCGCAACGGCCCGGCGCTGCCTTCGAAGCTGATCGACAAGGTGCGCGGCCAATGGGTCGAGATCAACCCGATGAACGAGCGCCTCGTGCGCGCCGAGGTGGGCGCAAAGCATGACGCCGAGCGCATGCGCAAGAACGACGTCATCCTCGGTCTGCTCTACGAGGAGGCGCGGCGCGGCAAGCTCTACACGTTCGCCCAGTTTTCCGAAGCCTTCGAGAATACCGGCGGCCTCGGCGGGCGGACGATCGTCCACGACCGGCTCAGCGTTCTCGCCACCAAGGGCAAGGTCAAGTTCATCCGCGGCCCTGCCGCCACGCGCATCGGCCTGGCCGCGGAGCGGAGCAAATACGGCTATCTCTGCGTCGAGGGAATGCTGTTCGGAACGGGCGGCGAGACCGTCGATCCCGACACGGGCGAGGCCACGCCGGAGCTGATCCCGGCGCTGCCCAGCCACTACAAATGCCCGCAGACCGGGGCCGTCCTGCCCGTCGAGAACCCCTCCGTCTGGGTCTATCAGGAGGAGGACGAGGCATGACGAACCACGCCGTTTCCCGCCGCGAATTCTGGCTCCGCAGCCCCGGATTCTGGCCAGAATCCGCGAATTCTGCTCCCCGCGCGAATTCTGGATTCTGGCTTTTCCGTTTTTGTTTCAGTGGCTTGTGCGGTGCTTTCCAGAATCCGGAAGGGCTTTTCCGAATTCTGCTCCGGAGTCTGGAAGTTCTGTTTCGGATCAATGCCTTGGAGCAGATTTCAGGATCCGGAAAACGCCCCCCTAAAGGGGTAGGTGACCTCCCCGGCATGCGCGGGAGGGTCACCACCTACCCCTGGGCAATTTCTCGGGCTGGATGTCCCGCCCGCCACCCCATCGAGCAGCAACCCGGAAAGGAGCCGATCATGGCCCACGTATCTCTGACCCCGACACCCATGAGCGCCCCGTGCCCCGGCGTGCCGGTCGTCCTCGCCCTCGATCTCGGCACCACCACAGGCTGGGCCCTGCAGGCAACGGACGGTATGATCACCAGCGGCACCGTGTCCTTCCGGCCCAGCCGCTACGACGGCGGCGGCATGCGCTACCTGCGGTTCCGGGGCTGGCTCGAGCAGCTGGCGCACGACGCCGGCACCATCACCGCCATCCATTTCGAGGAGGTGCGCAGGCACGTCGGCACCGACGCGGCGCATGTCTATGGCGGGTTGCTCGCCACGCTGACGGCATGGGCCGAATTGCGCGGCATTCCCTACGAGGGCGTTCCCGTCGGCACCATCAAGCGCCACGCCACCGGCAAGGGCAACGCGAACAAGGACGCCATGATGGCGGCCGCCCGGGCGCGCGGCTTCTCGCCCGCCGACGACAACGAGGCCGACGCCATCGCGATCCTGCTCTGGGCGCTGGAGACCCGGGGAGGTGTGCAATGAGCGGCATGCGGTTCACGCCCAAGGGCTACGGCGGTCACCGCCGCAACCCCGACGAAGTCAAACGCGACGGCTGGAAGGAACAGGGCCTGCTGGCCGTCGCCATCGACGACGACCGCCTGACCTGGCCCGAGCGAGAACTGGTGCGCCAGCTCGGCGAGCGGCTCTACGGCAAGCGGGAACGGGAGGCGCGTCATGGGTGAGTGGACCACAGCACAAGTGCAGGATCGGCTGGAGTTCGCGGCGGGCGTGATGCGGCAGATGCCGGGCGTGATGCCGCAGGGTTTCTTCAACGCTTGGCCGGAGTACTTCCACAGCTTCGCCGACAAGGTTGGACAGGAACCCCAGATGCGGCGGCCGAGGCCGAGCCCGCGTCAGATCACGCAGGCCGAGGAGGCGATGCTCTGGCTGCGCTGGCTCGAACCCGAGGATGGGCGCCTGGTCTGGGCCCGCGCCGACGGAATGGCGTGGAAGTCGATCTGCTGGCAGTTCGGTCTGTCGCGCACGGCCGCGACCAAGCGCTGGCAGTACGGCCTTGCGGTGATCACCTGGCGGCTGAACGGTCGCGTGCCGTCGTCCCGGCGGTCGCAGAACTTCGTCATCGAAAACGCCAATCGGCTGTCAAGAAAAATCGTCCTCTGAGGAAATTTTCGGGTGTACATCGCAGGGCCTTACACATTTCGACGAGGCCGTTAGAAAACGAATATGCTCGGGAGAGGAGCGCGCAGGCAGACGCCGCGCCGCTGGCTTCCGGGGTCCAGCGAGGGGTCCAGCCGGGGTCCGATGGGCTAACCCATTGAGTTCTTGGTTCCTTCCTGGCGATATTCGTATGCTGGCGGGCGAAGCGCGGCACATCGCTAGCGACAGGGCCGGATTTTTGGGAAGCCACCCGGAAGCCGGAGCCACGCGCGCCCCGCGCAAACACCAATGAACGCTGGCCTTTGGGCTGGATACCCCGGACGCCGCTGGACCCCACGTGGAGTCCAGCGCGGAATCCGGTGTCCGGAGTCCGGCTGGCATCCAACATCACATCGGAAACCACCCCACCATGACGCTTAGCTTCGCCCCCGAGCGGATCGAGATGTGGCCGCTGTCGCGGCTGCAGCCTTACGCGAAGAACGCCAAGGTGCATGTCGCGGACCAGGTCGCCAAGATCGCCGCCAGCATGGCGGAGTTCGGCTGGACCGTGCCGTGCCTCGTGGCCGAGGATGGGGAACTGATCGCCGGCCATGGCCGGGTGCTGGCCGCGACGCAACTCAGTTTGACCGAAGCGCCGGTGATTGTACTGGGGCATCTGACTGAGGCGCAGCGCCGGGCCTACCGGATCGCGGACAACAAGCTGACGGAACTCGGCACGTGGGACGAGGCGCTGCTGTCGGCAGAACTGAACGACCTGCTCGCCGAGGATTTCGACCTGTCGCTCGTCGGCTTCTCCGACGGCGAGTTGGACAAGCTGCTGGCTTTCGTGCCGGAGGGGGACGGGCAAGAGGGCGCCGTCGGGGGCTCGGTGCCGCCAGTGACCATCCCCGAGCCACCGCGCAATCCGGCGTCGCGCACCGGCGATCTCTGGATCCTTGGCGATCACCGCCTGCTCTGCGGTGATAGCACCAGCACTGCCGACGTTCGCCGCCTGATGAACGGCGAGCGGGCGATCCTGTTCGCGACCGACCCGCCGTATCTGGTGGACTATGACGGCTCGAACCATCCGACCCGCAACAAGGATTGGTCCGCGTCCTACGGCACGACCTGGGACGACAGTTCTCAGGGCGCGGAGCTCTACGACGGCTTCATCGCCGCCGCTGTCGCCGAGGCGATCACCGAGGACGCGGCCTGGTACTGCTGGCACGCCTCCCGCCGCCAGGCGATGCTGGAAGCCTGCTGGGAAAAGGCCGGGGCCTTTGTGCACCAACAGATCATTTGGGTGAAGGACCGCGGGGTTCTGACCCGGTCGCATTACCTCTGGAAGCACGAGCCCTGCTTCATGGGCTGGCGCCGCCCGAACCGCCCGCCGAAGGTGGCCGAGGAAACGCTGCCCTCGACATGGGCGCTGCCCAGTTTCGCCAAGGACGAGCGGCCGGACCATCCAACACCGAAGCCGCTCGACGCCTTCGGGATCCCGATGCGCCAGCATGTGGCGCGTGGCGGGCTCTGCTACGAACCATTCTCGGGCTCCGGTTCACAGATCATGGCGGGCGAAGCCAATGGCCGTCGTGTGTTCGCGATGGAAATCAGCCCGGCCTATGTCGATGTCGCCGTGGAACGCTGGCAGTCCGATACCGGCCGCGACGCAATCCTCGACGGAGACGGCCGGACCTTCGCGCAAGTGGCGGTCGAGCGGCTGGGAGAAATGCCGGCCAGACCCGAACCCCAACCCGAACCCGCCGCGTGACATGCATGACCTGGCTTTACCTTCCTCCGGACGCGCTTCCGGGGCCGGAGACGCATGCCTATTCGGCCTCTCCCTCTGCTCCGGCGCGGGCGGGCTCGACCTCGGGCTTGCCATTGCCATCCCCGGATATCGTGCTGTGGGCCATGTCGAACGGGAAACCTTCGCCGCAGCCACTCTCGTGGCGCGGATGGAAGACGCGTCCCTGGATCAGGCTGTTGTCTGGGACGACGTTGGAACCTTCGATGGCCGCCCATGGCGCGGCGCGGTGGATATCGTTACTGCGGGCTATCCGTGCCAGCCGTTCAGCGTGGCAGGCAAGCGCCAGGGTGCCAACGACCCGCGGCACCTCTGGCCCCATGTCGCCAGGATCATCGGCGAGGTCGAGCCGCCCTTCGTTTTCCTCGAGAACGTCGCCCATCATCTCCGCCTCGGCTTCCCCGAAGTCGCCAGCGGACTGGTCGGCATGGGCTACAAGCTTGCGGCAGGCCTCTTCACGGCGGCGGAAGTCGGCGCGCCCCACAGGCGCGAGCGGCTGTTCATCCTCGCCATCCGCGAGAGTGACGAGCTGGCCGACCCCGCGCGCCTGCTCTGGGACCCGGTCGAGTGGCGGGAACCGGACGGAGCTGCTGCGGCTCTGGCCGACGCCGAGGGCCAGCGCCAACGAGAACCGGCAGACGAAGCCGACACCGTCGCAGGAAGCGGGCCAGCACGGGATGAACCTTGCGACGACGGCCGCGCTCTGGCCGACGCCGATGGCCAACGACGGCTGCAAGCCGAGCGCGGGCAATCGCCGCGCGGCCGATCTGACCCATTCGGCCGGGCTCTGGATGACGCCGACGGCACGCGATCACAAGGACGGAGCGACGAGCCTTGCCAACACGCCGGTGAACGGCCTGCTTGGCCGCCAGGTCCTGGTGACGCCGATGGCTGGGCGCGATACCTCCGAGCCGCGCCGGACCTTGAACCCGCTGTTCGTCGAGGCGCTGATGGGCTGGCCCACCGGGTGGACCGGCTTCGCCTCTGTGGCAACGGTGTGGTCCCCCTGGTTGCGGCGCATGCGCTGCGAACTCTGGCGGCTGAACTGTTGGCCGATGGATGAGGTGGCGGCATGAAGCAGTCCCGCCTCATGTCGCTGATCGAGGCCGTCGCCAACGTGATCGTCGGCTATAGCGTCGCGGTCGTGACGCAGATCCTGATCTTCCCGGTCTTCGGTTTGCACACGACGCTGGCCCAGAACCTGAAGATGGGCGCGGTCTTCACAGTGGTCAGCATCGCGCGGTCCTACGTCCTGCGGCGGCTGTTCGAGCGGCTGCGGCGGGTCTGATGCCACCGCTGGCGGATTGGCCATCCAGTTGGTAGCCTTGGAACATGTCCGACGGCTGGCAACATATCGAGATCAACGATCACGGGACTATCGTCGTCCTGCGTCCGATTTCGGACGAGGGACGGGACTGGTTCGCGGAGCATGTCGGCGAGCCGGAACCGGGCGGCATCTACACTTGCGAGCCGCGCATGGCGCAGGACATCCTGCAGGCCGCCGCGCGCGACTTGCTGTCGTGGCAATGAGAAACCGCCGCCCGGTCGGGGCGGCGGCATAGCGCTTGCGGCGCTGGGTCAGGCGGCGGGAAGCCGGTAGACCCGCCCGCGCCCCTCGACCTTCTCGGAGGTCACCTCGAGCCCGAGCTTCTTCTTTAGGGCCCCGGCCATCGCGCCGCGCACCGTGTGCGACTGCCAGCCCGTAGCGGCGGTGATCTCCTCGATAGTTGCGCCGTCCGGCGCGCGCAGCATGGCGATCATCGTTGCCTGCTTGGTGCCCTCGCGCGGCGTGCGCGCCTTGGGTGCGGCTTCGGGTTCGGTGGCGGTATCCGGCGCGGGCGCGTCGCTCGGCGCGTCCTTGGCGCCCACAGGTGCAGGGTTCGCGTCGTCCGGCTGGATGCCGATGGCGGCGAGTCCTTTGTCGGTGGCGACCAGCGTGGTGCCGTGGCCGTCGCCGGTTTCGCGCCACATCGGTTCGCCCTTGCGCAGGTCGGCGTCGACCTCCTGCAGCAGGCCCTTGGCGATCATCGCGCCGACCACCTTGGCGGCGGCACCGCCACGCAGGCTGTCGGGCAGCGGCAGGGCGATGTGCTCGGGCCGCTGGGCGGCGGCGCTCAGGATCAGGGCTTGGGTGTCGGAAAGCTGGGTCATCGTCGTCTCCCGTATCGGGGCGCGCGGAATGCGAGCCCTTCTACGAGGTCGAGCCCGCCAGTCGGCGGGCGGGACCAGAAGCGGATCGTCTCTCTAAGCGTGTTCGCCTTCCTTGAAGGCCATGTCGCTGATCTCGCGCAGCTTGGCGCGGTAGTGGTTCAGCGTGCCGACATGGCCCCAGTGGATCTCGTCGGGGCTGGTCTCGAAATGGTCGGCGCTGAGGGCGGCGAGCCGCTCGAGCATCACGTCGATCTCGGCTTTGGCGGCGATGAAGGCGTCGAGGGCCTTGGAATTGTCAGTGGCGCGGCGGGTCATCGTGGCGGCTCCGTGGTGAGTTGCATCGTTTCGTTGGAGGCACGTTCCCTCTGTCCGCGAGGCTTATCAACTCGATAAGCACATGAATCTGAAGGATAATCGGAGCCGTCGATGCAGGGCATGAGCGAGCGCCAGTACGCCGCCCATGTCGGGCTGTCGCGGGGCGCGATCCAGAAGGCGAAGACGGCCGAGCGGCTGGTTCTCTATCCGGACGGCAGCATCAACGCGGCCGCCAGCGATGCGCGGCGGGAGCAAACGACTGACCCGTCGAAGACCCGCAAGCCGCCCGAACCGAAGCTGAAACCTGTCCCCGAGGCGGCGGTGGCCGCCGTCGGCGACACGCTCCGCGAGCAGGGTCTGGCGGTCCCGGCGGTCGGCGGCGGCACGACCTTCCTGCAGGCCAAGACCGCGAACGAGGTGCTGAAGGCGCAGGAGCGGCGCATCCGTCTGCAGAAGCTGAAGGGAGAGTTGATCGAGCGGGCGCGCGCGCTGTCGCTGGTGTTCCGGCTGGCGCGCGAGGTGCGGGACGCGTGGGTGAATTGGCCTGCGCGCTCGTCTGCGCTGATGGCGGCCGATCTGGGCGTCGAGCCAGCCGCCATGCAGAAGGTCCTTGAGAAACATGTCCGTGCCCACCTCGACGAACTTGCCGAGGTCCGGCCTGACTTCCGGTGATGATGAGGGCCTGACCGACTTCGACGGCGCAGCAGAAATCCTGCGCACCTGGGGTGCAGGGCTGACGCCCGACCCGGACCTGACCGTTTCGCAATGGGCCGACAAGCACCGGATGCTGTCGGGCCGCGCCTCAGCCGAACCGGGGCGCTATCGCACAGGTCGTACGCCTTACATGCGCGAGATCATGGACCGGCTGTCGCCCGGCGATCCCACGCAACGGATCGTGTTCATGAAGGCCGCGCAGGTCGGCGCGACCGAGGCGGGCAACAACTGGATCGGGTTCGCCATCCACCAGGCGCCGGGGCCGATGCTCGCGGTCCAGCCGACGGTCGAACTGGCCAAGCGCAACTCGCGCCAGCGGATCGATCCGCTGATCGACGAGAGCCCGGAACTGCGGGAACGGGTCAAACCGGCCCGGTCCCGCGACGCGGGCAACACGATGCTGTCGAAGGAGTTCGCGGGCGGCATCCTGATCATGACCGGCGCGAACTCGGCGGTCGGGCTGCGCTCGACACCCGCGCGCTACATCTTCCTCGACGAGGTCGACGCCTATCCGGCCTCCGCCGACGAGGAAGGCGATCCGGTCACATTGGCCGAGGCGCGGTCGCTGACCTTCGCCCACCGGCGCAAGGTGCTGCTGGTCTCGACGCCGACGATCCGGGGGCTGTCGCGCATCGAGCGGGAGTACGAGGCCAGCGACCAGCGCCGGTACTTCGTGCCGTGCCCGCATTGCGGTGCGATGCAGTGGCTGAAGTTCGATCGGCTGCGCTGGCAGAAGGGCAAGCCAGAAACCGCGGAGTATCACTGCGAGGGCTGTGACCAGCCCATCGCGGAACACCACAAGACCGCGATGCTGGAGGGCGGCGAATGGCGGGCGACCGCGACGGCCGCCGACCCGACCACGGTCGGTTACCACCTCTCGGCGCTTTATTCGCCGGTGGGCTGGCTCAGCTGGCAACGCATCGCTCGTGGCTGGGAGGCGGCCCAAGGGTCGGACGAGGCGATCAAGGCATTCCGTAACACCATCCTCGGCGAGACATGGGTCGAGAGCGGTGAAGCGCCGGACTGGCAGCGACTCTACGACCGGCGCGAGGCGTGGAAACCGGGCACGGTACCCGCAGGTGGGCTGTTCCTGACCGCCGGGGCCGACGTGCAGAAGGACCGGATCGAGGTCGACATCTGGGCCTGGGGTCGCGGGCTGGAAAGCTGGCTCGTCGACCACGTTGTGATCGAGGGTGGCCCCGACCGGCATGATGCCTGGTCGGAACTGACCGCGCTGCTCGACCGAAGCTGGCCCAACGAACGCGGCGCGCATCTGCGCATCGCGCGGCTGGCGATAGACACCGGCTACGAGGCCCCGGCCGTCTATACCTGGTCGCGCAAGGCCGGGTTTGCACAGGTTTCGCCGGTCAAGGGTGTCGAGGGGTTCAACCGCTCTAGCCCGGTGTCGGGTCCGACATTCGTCGATGCGACTGAAGGCGGCAAACGCCTGCGGCGCGGAGCGCGGCTCTGGACCGTGGCGGTGTCGACCTTCAAGGCCGAGACCTACCGCTTCCTCCGGCTGGAACGGCCCACGGCAGAGGAATGCGCCGAGGGCGCGGCCTTTCCGCCCGGCACGATCCACCTGCCGACATGGGTGGAGAGCGAATGGCTGAAGCAGGTCGTCGCCGAACAGCTGGTGACGGTCCGCACCAAGCGCGGCTTTGCCAAGCTCGAATGGCAGAAGCTGCGCGAGCGCAACGAGGCGCTGGACTGCAGGGTGTACGCCCGCGCCGCCGCCTGGATCGCGGGTGCCGACCGCTGGCCCGACGAGAAATGGCGCGACCTCGAGGATCAGCTCGGGGCTGGTCCAATGGAAATGGATGGTGCGGGGCGGGTCCACCGACCGCAATCCGCACCCCAAGGCAAGCGGCAGTCGGACTGGCTTGGCCGACGCGGAGGATGGTTCTGATGACCGACTGGACGGAAACCGAGCTCTCGGCGCTGCGCCGCGCCTATGCCAGCGGCACGACGCGGGTCAGCTATGACGGCAAGTCAGTGGACTACGGCTCGGCCGAGGATCTACTGGGCCGCATCCGGACCATCGAACGTGCCATCGCCGGGATCGCGCGGCCGCTGCCGGTCGCAGGGTTGGCGGGATTCTCCCGCGGGGATCGCTGATGCCCGCGAACTGGATGGACCATGCCATCGCCTCAATTGCCCCGCGCATGGCGGCCCGGCGCGTGCTGGCACGGCAGGCCTTCGAGACCCTGACGCGCGGCTATGACGGCGCGTCGAAGGGCCGTCGCACGGACGGATGGCGCGCGCCGGGATCCTCGGCCGACACTGAGATCGGCGTGGCCGGGGCGCTGCTCAGGGACCGGATGCGCGACCTCGTGCGCAACAACCCGCATGCGGCGAAGGCGGTGGCGGTGCTGGTCAACAACATCATCGGCGCCGGGATCATGCCCCGCGCCGCCCGTGGCGACGATAAGCTGGACCGCACGGTCGACGCGCTGTTCGCCCGCTGGATGGCAGAGTGCGACGCCGATGGCCAGCTCGACTTCTACGGGCTGCAGACTCTGATCTGCCGGGAGATGGTCGAGGCAGGCGAGGTGCTGGTGCGCCGCCGTTTGCGGCGATCTTCGGACGGGCTTGCTGTGCCGCTGCAATTGCAGGTGCTGGAGGCCGACTTTCTCGACGCCACCAAATCCGGCGCCTTGGGCGACGGACGTCTGGTGCAGGGGATCGAATTCGATCCGGTCGGCAAGCGCCGGGCCTATTGGCTGCATGGCGCGCACCCCGGCGATGCATGGGGCG